TTGCTACCAACGGATTTTAAGTCCGCTTACGAGATTGTCGTGAAAGGCACTTTTTGTACAACACTGTACAACAAATTACGAGGTTAGTTCTCTCATCACCATCTGACATGAGAAAATATCAGGTAACACTGTTTTAAATGTCAGTGGGCGAACTAACCTTACCCAGTGAAATGGTCCAGTTGCGCCATCTTCGCTATATATAAAAGGTTCTCGATCTGTTACTATATTAGAGAAAGCTTCAAGACTTATTTTATTTGCGTTAGTCATATGATTAAAACTAAGTGTCATAGTTTTGTAATTATCATGTTTACTAATATAGTAGCGATTAGCACCGTACGCTTTTACTTCTTCTGTACCAAAACTATGCTTAGTAATAATATTTGCGGTTGGCTCAAGTGGTAGTTCAAACTGCTTGCCAAAGAATACTTCTGCTATGCCAGTTAAATCACCCTCTTTGCTGTTGAGCGTCCAATATTGCCTAGATAATTCTGTTAAGGTTCTTATGTTCCATCCTACCGCTAAACTATCAATATCATTATATATACCAGTAAATGCGCCACTCGCTGCGCTATCACGATTAACTCTGATTTCATTGTCTGTCGCAACAGTGCTATAAACAGCACAAAAGTTTGGTGACACTGCACTACCAAAATTAAATTGCAACCCCTCATTTACTGCCCAACCACCAACGACTTCGGATATACCGCCATCATTGGCTCTATGCTCGTTTGTTAATGCATCTGCACTTGTAAATTCGGCTGGAGAAGCACCATTATTTATAGTTCCATCTGTTAATGTAGCAGAGCGCGATCCTAAATTATCATAATAAATAGTTTTTGCCATTACGGTGATTCTTTTAGTGTTATTGTTGTAGAATAAGTATTTGTAGCTATTTGATTAAACGTAAATGGTTTAGCAAGTCTCACAGTATGATACGCTGACTCATCATAATACACGAATGTATATAGATTGCTATAATTAGATTGAAGCAACTCTAAGCTAGTTTTATTTGCTTCTGTTATGATTGGTAGACTAATGGTCCACTCGCGCAGTTCTGTATCTATCTTATTTGTAAATTCAGTATTGTTGTAAGTGCTACTTTTAAACGAACTAAAAGGTACTTGCGTAGTAATACTATTACCATCAATGGGCAAATCCAAAGCAGTACCAAAAAATATTTCTGTAAGACCTACTACTGCTCCTGATATAGCGGCAACATGCCAATAACGATTAGATGCTAATGTAAAGCTTCGAATGTTCCATTTGGATGTAAAATCAGCAGTAAAAGTACCTACATTAGTAACGACTCCAGTTGCTCCATCATCGTGGTGAACTCCAATACTCTCAGTTTCAGCAGCATTAAAAAACAAAGCAACAAAATCAATTGCCTTGCTAGCACCAAAATCAAATTGCAATGAATCTCTAGTTATGGCTCCAGTCTCACTGTTTGTAACTCGACTAAAGCTAGTAATAGCATTTGTAGTATTTCGATCAGTAGCTCTGCTCTCATTTGTAATAGTACTAGCATCACTAAACGTATAAACATCATTTGGGTTTCCAGCATTGTCCGTACCAGCAACAAACACACCATCATTAAGTGTTGCACTACTTGTACCTACATTATCAAAGTATAATTTATGTGCCATTATGCTTTATGTACTTCCATTGCTTTTATTTTTAAGCTATTTACAGTGCGAGTTGTTTCTGTAATACGAAACTGGTAGTCTGTATATGCAGCAGTACTGTCACGCATCCGAAAATCTGCTGGTGGATTACTAAATGTAATCATGTCACCAATTTCAAGTTTCCATAAATTAGGATCAAGTATCTCGCACTGCGCTGTGACACGCTGCACCTTAAATAAAGCAAGTAAATTCTTTGCTGCTTCAAAATCATTAACCCAATCTTGATTTAATGTAATAACACCACTGGTATCTGTAAACTCGTACGTTGATTTAGTTGCCGTCTCTGTGTATGAGGCATTATATAAATACGTACCTGAAACTGGGTGCTTGTCAAAATTAAAGTTAACTTTCCAAAGCATTTTACTTAACGGTATTGTCGCAAAACTAGCATTACGATACATAGCAGTTGTTAAATCGGCATCAATGCTCTTGCTTGCCCCATCTTCAAGAAGATAATACATTTTGCCATCACTAGGTCTGATATATCCAATAAACCCAGCTTCTTTTTGTAGCTTATTAAGTGCATCTTGCACTGTCATTTTAGGATCGTCTATCGTGCATCGTACTGCTCCATCAGAAATATAATTGTTTTCGACTGCTTCCTGAGATGTATCATCTATAATATCTCCAGGTCCAAAGTTTACAAGTATGTTCTCATGTACTTCAGTAGGACCGTGGTCAGCTAATTCTGTATAACCACTTTCTAGTGCCGTGCCATCTTGCCCAACGTAGATTGTTTTAGGTACAGCTTCCATACTGTTACTGGCTCTACTAACAGTCTTATCAATTTCTAAGTAGGTTGTGATGTCTAAGTAAAGACTATATACTGTTAAAACTCGTACATTGTTTGCGTCAGTTAATCTCAACACAACAACAACATCTGTCAAATTAGCACCTGGCTCATGTCCTTCCGCTGAACCACTATTCCAATCAGATGTAATATCTTTTGTTACAGTATATGTTGTTCCACTAGAAAAACTACTCCAAGAATTTGTGCCTGACCAACCATTAGAGGTTCTAACATCAGATGCGTGTATAGTGGATAAAGTATCATTACCTGATCCATTCTGATATATATGAGCAATGCTTAGATTAATAACACCATCAGGAATATCGCTAGATAAGTTTTTAGCAATCATAACTAACTTAACTGTTTTAACAGCACCAAGCAATTGGCCTGAAAAAGCAGCAATTAGTCCTGCCGGACTACCTGAAGCACTACCAGTAGTAGGTATAGATACATTAGACGAGTCATTATCATCGATAGCATTTGTAGGATTCACTTCTATATCCATATTTGGATTAGTTAAATCTGCTTTTGCCACTTGAGATACTGGCGATAGCCTTACAGTATGCTTAAAGAATGTTTTATTTGTAGTTGTGTCTGAGACATTATTAATACGGATAACATTTGTATTGAATTTTTCTGATGTCGCTGTAGTAGCATTCTCTATTGGTACAAATCTATCGATGCTTTCTACATAGATTTCACCTCGACCACCACTGTTATTTAACCCCTCATCATAATATACAAAAGAACTATCATGTGCAATTAAATGCGCCGGTCTTAAATCTTTTGAGGGACAAAAACCTGGACTTGCTTCTGTCGATGTGTTTTCAGTGAAGTCACCGTAGCTAATTGGTTTAAACTTGCCCTTAACTGGTGTATTGTAGCCAGTAAGACCACTAAGTTGTTCTTGCAATATTTTATTTAAACGCCAAGCAGCAAAGTCTTCACAATTAACACTTATCTCTTTATCTGTTAGCTTAGATATGCCAATAACGCGTCCAGTAAATACTTTTAAGCAATCACTAAGCGCTGACAATGTACCATTAGTAGCAAAATAGATAGTGACTACTTTGTTTGTTCGTTCACCAAACGTAGGCGCGTAGCCATTATTGGCTAGGCGTAATGTTATATTATTAGTTCTACTTGTAAAGTTACGTAAATCTATACTTGAGGTTATACCGGGAGCGCTTAACAATCTTCCATCATACGCTTGCGATTCTACTGTTACATCTCTTGTACTAAGATATAGAGTTGAACTGCCAGCAATAGTAAGTATGGGGAAAATGTCATTATTACGCTTGAGAGAGTTAGTAAAATTTGCAGTTGGAGATAGTGCCATAGGTTATGCGTTAGCTTCACGCCTTAATTCTTCTTTTATAGCAGGCAAGACTTTGGTTCTAATGTGATCTTCATCGCCAACCATGTCTCCTGCAATATTAATTGTTAAACCACTTTCCGGTGCTGCACCATTATTCATTTGTGCTAAATTTTGCAGTCCAATACTGTTTACCGCGCTTCGTTGCATAATAAACTCACCTGATTGTGCAAGGATTGGTACATTGTCACCACCTTGGACCATACCGCCAGTAGCAAATCGTTGTATGCCAGTATCTTGGATAAGGCCACCAGTATGTCCAGTAAAAGCACCTATAATACTACCTAATAAAGCTGAACTCCCAGTAGCAACGCCACCCGGACTAAACACACCCATTGTAATTAGTTTAGCAAACGTACCTAATAAACCTTTCATAACATCTTCAGCACTAGCACCTTTTTTCATTATGCTTCGTAGACCTGATGCAACCGTTGTAAATGCGGCAGCAGTCTTATATAGTTGTTGCTCTTCTTCTTTCTTTGCCTCTATATTATCTTTTGCTTCTTGTTTTGCAGCTTTTGTTGCGCCGGTTAAGTTGTCATATTTCTCTTTAAGCATAGTTAAGACTGCCATTACTTCTTCATTTGTACCTAACTCTTCTTGATGTGTAGCAATAAGTAACTCAAGCGTTTCAATTTCTTTTAATTGCGCTAAGTCTGTTTCTTTTAATAAATCATTAAAAGATTTTTGCGCATCTTTTAAACCTGGCGTAATGTTTGCCCTACGCTCTAGTTCATCGTTAATGGCTTGTATTTTTGGTATAAAGCTTTCTGCATTAACATTGGTTGCAACCTGAGTAGTGTTAAACTCTTGCTCTACTTTATTAAGACCATCAAACGCATCGATTGCGCCTATGGTAACACCATTGCCTTTTGATAGCACAATATTAAATAAATCAGTGTTTTCACTTAACTTTATTACACCATCCGCTGCTTGATCTACTGCCGGCGGTATAAAAGTCATATTCTCACCAAATTTAATGACAGAATTTGCTGAGTCTTCAATTGGTTTTTTAGATGCTTCTATTTGCTCTTGAAGTGATTTTAATTCTGCGTTTAACTCTTCAACAGATAAACGTTCTATTTTAACGCCAAATTCTTCAATTGACTCACCAAAAATATCAAAGTTTTCACGGTCTTCAATCGCTCTACGTAAAACATCATTTGCTGCATCAGCAAAACTACCCAAGCCTCTAACACCAGCTTTTAATGATGGTAATAAGACATCACCAATCCTAGCAGCAAGTCTAGTCACACTATCTGACATATTACTAAATGCACCGGTAAATGTTTGTGACATTCTATCAGTACTACCAGCAATTCCAGCGGCAGGATCAACAAGCGTAGCTTGCAATGCATTGCGAAATTCAGGCAATGTGATTTTGCTTAAATCCTCAATTTTAGAAAAGTCTTTAACTAAATTTAATACGCCACGCTCTCTTAATATATCAGCAGCGCCTGCACCGCCAGCAAAAGCTCGACCAAGTGAGTTAGCAGCTTCTGTTGCAGTCGTACCCATGAATGCAGCAAGGTCAGCTACTGGCTTTATCATACCCTCTGCATCAGCTCCGAATGCTTTTAATTGCGCACCGGCTTCTACAACATCTTGCAAGCTAAACGGCGTAGTTGCAGCAACTTCGTTAAAATTTCTAAATGCACGCTCTGCTCTTTCAGTAGAACCCATAAGGCCCACTAAACGAGTTTTTACATCTTCAAACCCCGATGAAGCATCAATAAACTTTTTAAATGCTAGTCCTGCTGTACCAAAAGCAAAACTTACAAGAAGTAAATTATTACGCAAGCCTGACATTCTGCGCCTAAACGTAGCAGCAACACCACTACCCTTATTTGCTTCACGCGAAAAAGCTCTTGTTGATTTAGTAACTTGCTCTAAAGATTTGTTTGCACCTTTAAAACCTTTGGTGCGTATTTCAATTATAAATTTTTCAGCTGCCATCTTTTTCTAACCGTTGAATTGCTAAGTACTCTTCATCAATAGCAGTAAAAAGCGACATACGCTCACATAGTGCATTGTCCAGTGATTCATATAAAGGTACATTAAAGCGTTTATGAAGTAAATACTCTTCTAATAACGTGATAACATTAAGATCATAAAAAAAGGTCGAATCTGCGCAATGTAGCATGTTATAATATAATTGTTGCCCGGGTGTAAATTTGCCATTGTGGTCTTCTGCAAGTACACGATAAACCTCATTCCATACTTCTTCTTTTGTGTACAGAATAGATTTTTTCAATGTGGGCGATTTCGCGCGATATGGAAAAACTAGATTGCGTGTTTCTACACTATGATAATTCATCCACATCGCAACGCGTACTTTTAGCTCTTTTTTTTGGGTGGATTCTTGTACCTTGTATAGATTTCACTTAATACAGTGTCAATCTCTGAATCATCTAAATGTCCTAAAGAATCTTCAGCATCGACAAAAGCATATGACATAATGAATTCCATTACATCATAGTACTTCTCTAAGTTTATTTGTCCATCAGCTCCCAATGAACCAATCTCTAATCGGTGTAATTCTCTACGCTTCTTGAATGTTAATTCACGGCACTCAAAATCACCATGTTTTGTTTTTACGGTCATACAGCCTCACTGTTTGTATTAACCCAGGTTTAACTATCA